GATATTATCAAGATTTGAAACAAATTGAAGTAATCGGCAATATCTACGATAATCCTGAACTTTTGAAATTAGGTGAAATAAATGAGTGAAGAAAAAAAGAAACGAGGTCGCAAGAAGAAACTCGACCGAATAGACAGGATGTGTCTTTACTGCGCTGATTACAACGCAAAGCACGGCACAAACTACAGCTACGGAGAATTTGTAGCGCAAATCGCCGCAAGAAAAATTAAACCGCTCGGTTTGTACGATTACGCAGATTAGGAGGAAAAAATGATGAGAGAAATATTATTCAGAGGAAAATTCGGAAACGAATGGAAGTACGGCTTTTTAAGCATTGAACCCAAAGGCTTGGTAATCAAAGAGCCATACAAGAACGAAAGCTCAAATGTGTGGCATATTGACGCTGACACAGTCGGACAGTACACAGGCATGCACGACAAGAACGGCACGAAGATTTTTGAGGGGGATATCATTGATTTTCTTTACCGCTCGGATGATGACGACTATGGAATCGTTCAGTACGATGTTGATGAAACTGAATTTGGATTTGTGTATAATTTAATCTATGAGGGATTAGGCAGACACTATCCTTCAAAAGATATTGAAGTTGTTGGCAATATCTACGATAATCCCGAACTTTTAGGAGATGAAAATAATGAAAAAAGGGACAACAGTTGAAAGCGGATATGATGCCGAGGGACGCTGGCATTTGAAGCTCAGAAAAGCCAAAGGCAAGTTTACGCTCGACGAAATAATTGAAGCGGCGAAAGAATGGGAAGAAGATTACTACGCTGTGATTATTAAAGCAATGGGCGATGAGACTGCACAGTATTACGATGATGACCTTGAGGGGGATTACGTGACGCTATATCGTGCCACGGATTTTATAAGTAAAGAGGTGTAAAAATAATGTCAGCAGGAACAACAATGCTTATTGTGTTTTTAATCCTTATAGTAGCGTTTATTTTAACGCTTATTTGGATGAGGGAAAACATTAACTTTTATCGTGACCTTTATAAAGTTGAGAAGGAAGAAAACGACCGCCTTTTGAAAGAGAATCAAAAGCAAGGTCGAACAATCAATCAAAACTGGGACATCACTAATAAGCGTTGCAATAAGAGCTATACGAATGGCTTTGCAGACGGAAGAAAATACGAAAGGAAATATGGATATGACCAAGAAATCAAAATTAGCGAAGAAGAAAAAGCAAAGCTCAAGGCAGTTATCAGAGCAGCCATCAACAGCGAGAAAGCTACATTGGGAGAAGACTGTGAATCCGAATCTGAACCCGAAGCCGAGGACAAAGAGGAAGAAGGATAACATTGACCTTATTTGTGAGGAGTTAATGAAATACAATGAAGAACACGGAACATCATACAGTTACGGCGAATATACAGCACTCGTCGGCATGGGAAAAATCAAAAGTAAGTACCGAGACAAAAGAGACATTGACCTGCCGCTCTTGTAAGGAATGCCGAGGGTACAAGTTTTGCGCAAGCAGAAGCAGGGATTATCCTTGCAGCTGTTTTATTAAAAATGAAAGGTGACTATACATATGAGAAGAGCAGATAAAGAATTTTTAAACGCTCAGATTGAAAACTTAAAAGAATCCGCACACGAGCGTTTTGCGACGGTACTTATGCAGGTTGATTATCTTCAGCTTAAATTACTCAATGCTGAAAGAGGCTGCAAAAAGCTCAGGGAAGAAAACAGAAGATTAAGAGCAGAAAATCAGATGCTCGAGGACAACATCGGAAATCTTTTGTGTACAAGAGAGGAAGAAATGAAGTACAACAGAGTGCTGAATGAAAACATCACAAAGCTGGCTGAGGTCAACGCTCTTATGGCAGGTAAGCTCTCGGTGTATGAACCTATTAAGAAGGCTGAATCTCAGCCCGATGAGACGGCTGACACGGTAAGAGAGTCAGATCCGGCAGAAAAATAATCAAGGCAACTCCCTTGCTACATGCGAAATCCAATTCTTAAATCAAGAAATCAAACGAAATTTAAGTTTTCGTATTCAAAACTTAAATCAAAAAGCAATGACTTCTTTTTTTGATTTTAGCTGTTACACAATAAAATAAGAACACACAATTGCAGAGTAGTAAGGTTTGCAAAAAAGCAGTAGCTCAAGTGGTCAGATTGGGCTACTGCTTATTTATATCTGTCAGCATTAAAATTCCAAAATAGAATAATAATCAGTCATAATTGAGGGAGCTGAAATGCTCCTTTAATATCCTGCTCAAATGATTATTTAAGCACGGAAAACAGGAAAAATATACTATAATAAAAGGTTATGCTATGTACACATATAAAAGAACAATCACAAGCGGAGATATGATTGAAGTTGAATACTATCAATCAATCCGAAAAATCGGAAAAAACTACGGCGGAAGAAAATCAAATAATTCTTTAAGTCCTGCCAAGATGAGGAAAGCAAACAAGCTCCGTGCGGTTAAGCATATGCAGAGGCTCATAAATGCAAACTTTGGTAGCGGTGATTTCTTTTGTAGATTTTCTGCTCCATACGGAACATATGAAACAGAAGAAGAGTTTCGCAAAGAGGTAGGTAAATGGCTTGACCGAATCAATTACCGTCTGAAAAAGCAGGGCAAAGGCAGATTGAAGTACATAGCGTTTATTGAGTGCGGTAAGTCGGGTAAGAATTGGCACATACACATTATCGTCAGCAAAGAGGACAGGGAACTGCTGTCTGAACAATGGCCATATGAAAACGGTCAGAACTTTACTCCGCTATATAAGAACGAGAATTTCAAAAAGTTAGCTGAGTACATAACAAAAGATTTGACCGGTAAAGAAGATGTTGATGCCGCACAAAAGCGGATGATGACAAGCCGCAATCTCACAAAGCCTGAATCGGTCACACGAAAGGCAAAAAGAAGAGAGATAAGAGCCTTAGAGCGTGGAGAAATGATTGAAGCGCCCGAAGGTCATTATCTCATTGAGGACGATTACTCAATGAACTACTCTGACATAGGCGGTGCAAAGTGGTATTTTTGTTTTCTGCCGATTACGCAGAGGCGAAAATGGTAAATAATGGTAAATTCAGACCGTGCGATGTACGGTCTTTTGGGGTTGCACAAAAATGAAGTATGCAGCGGAATAGATAATAAATCAAAGGAGAGAGAAAATTGAAAGAAAACAAAGCTAAATGTCCGTTTTATTCTTACGACAGCCAAAGTAAGATCTGCTGTTTCGGGGCGGTTTTCAAAAGTAAGAGCACAACGCTGTTTTTTGATTCACCGCAAGACAAGGAAAATCACTTCAACGATTTTTGCGGTAGCTATTGTTGGCGAGGCTGTCCGCTTGCTCAGACGATCAGCAAAGATGTGTAAAATATCAATCTTTTAAAAACATAATATGCAAAAATTTTAAATTAATTCAAAAATTTTACTTCTGTCACGGTTTTGCCTCTTGGTGAAACCGTGTTTTCGCATACCAATATTAGGCGCGAAAAAAAGTGTAAAAATTTGGTATTAAGGTTTTAACTTTTTTGCACGAAAGAAAAAAGCTAAAATTAAGACACGAAACATGTACAAAAAAGGCGGTGAGTTGATGAGCCAAAAAAAAGACTTGAAAGGACAGCAGACAGAATTTAATGAGCAAAAAGCAATTGACTGGGTGCAAATTAAAGCTGAATATATCAGCGGCACAATGTCCGCTTCAAAACTTGCCGAAAAGCACGGAGTGAGCGTGTATGCCATACGAAAAAGGTCGGGGAAAGAACGCTGGCAAGAGCTGAGAAAACAGAATCAGAGTGAAACCGCAAATAAGATAGCGAAGAAAATCAACACGGAGAAAGTGAAGAAAACCGTCAGAGAGATTGACAGGGTTGTGGCCGTTGCCTCAAAACTTATCACAAAGCTGAACAGAGCCGTAAACGAGCTTGACAAGGACGAGGAACTCATCAAGAAAAAAGTAACGGTTAAAGCCGAAAAAAGCGAAGATGAGAAAACCGCAACAGCGGAAGAAGAATACAGCTACAATTATGCTAAACGAAAAACGCTTGTAAACACAAAGCGTGCAGCGGAGATTTCAAAGAGTCTGCTCAATGTTCGTGACATACTCGCAGATTATACAACGGAACAGGACGAAGAGAACGCTCTCGGTATTATAGAAATCCCGATGCAGGAAGTAATGCGACCGCCCGAAGATGATGAGCAGGACGGTGAAAGCGTTGAGTAAGAAAGTCATATGGACTCCTCAGCCAAAGCAGAGAATAGCGTTGAGCCGTGGCGAAGATGAGATGCTATACGGCGGTGCTGCCGGCGGAGGTAAGACCGATTATTTGGTAGTTGAGGCGGCTCGACAGGTGAATATCCCCGAATACAGAGGACTTATACTCCGTAGGGCTGTGCCTGACCTCGCACGAATTATTGATCAAACGAGGGCTATTTATCCGTCAATAGATAGGGGGGCAAGGTACAACGCAACAACAAGAGTGTGGACCTTTTCAAGCGACGCACAAATTAAGCTCGGCTCTTTATTTCGCACGAATGAAAAATACAAATACCAAGGTCAGCAGTACGATTTCATCGGCTTTGACGAATTAACGCAGTTTACATTTGACGAGTACAGTTATTTAAAATCACGAAATCGTGGTAACTGCAAGGCGACGAAGGTGTATATGCGGTCAACCGCTAACCCCGGCGGTGTTGGCCACGGCTGGGTGAAACAGTATTTTGTAACTGCCGGAACTCCGGGCGAAACAATATGGCTTAGTGACAAAGTAATTATGCCTGACGGCACGACCAAAAACTATTGGACCAGTAAAGTCTTTATTACGGCAAGTGTATTTGATAACAATGCCTTAATGAACAATGACCCCGATTATGTCAAGCGACTGGCACAGTTGCCCGAAGCGGAGCGTAATGCCTTGCTCTACGGCTCATGGGACAGCTTTGAAGGACAGGTGTTTACTGAGTGGATAGACAACCGAGAGCATTACAAAGACAGACGGTGGACACATGTAATTGAGCCGTTCAAAATTCCGCAAAGCTGGCGAATTATCCGTTCGTACGACTGGGGCTATACAAGACCGTTTTCAGTCGGTTGGACTGCCGTTGACCAAGACGGCAAATTTTACCGAATCCGTGAATTGTACGGCTGTAAGAAGAATCAGCCGAATACAGGTGTACGCTGGCCAATTGAAAAAGTGGCACAAGAAATCCTTGCAATTGAAAATAATGACCCTCAGATTAAGGGCAGACAGATTTATGGTGTTGCTGATCCGGCTATTTTTGCAGAACAGGGCAGCGGAAAAAGCCAAGCCGCAACACATGCACAGTTGGGAGTGTTCTGGAATAAGGGCGACAACGCAAGACTTGCCGGAAAAATGCAGTTTCATTCTCGGCTTGCGTTCGATGAAGAAGGTTATCCGATGTTTCAATGTTTCAACACTTGCACTAACTTCATCAGAACAATCCCGAATCTTGTGTACTCGCAGATAGACACGGAAGATATTGACACAGAGGGCGAAGATCATATTTATGACGAACAGCGATATGGCTTTATGACCTCGATTATTACACCGAAAGAAGTTGTGCTGAGGAATGCAAGGGCATTTGATCCATTGAACATAAGTCAGACACGATATTACAACAGATAGGAGATTACCAAAATGAGCAAAGTTAAACGAGATGAAAACGGAATGATTATGCCGGTAAAAACTACATATCCAGCTCTGACTTCTGACAAATCAAAGTTGAGCAATGTTTACGGTACAAGCGATAAGACTGATGAAGAGCCGAAATCAGCCGAACAGGCAGAAAAAGAGAACGAGAGCAGCGGCAAGCCGATTGGACTTGACGAAATCCACGAGGCTATGCAGACCTTCCGCAAATATCAGAACAGCAAAAAGACGTATGATGAAAGATTTAAGCAGGCTTTCAGAGAATATAACTTGCTTTACACAGAGGCGACTGCACCGCAGATTAAAACGGACGATAAAGGCAGACCGCGAAAGGTGCTTATACCGAAACGCAAAGGCGCTCAGGCACTTAATGTCATAATGAACAAGCACGCTGATGCAATGGATAACTACCCCGAAATCATTTGTCTGCCGAGAGCACAGGACGATGAACAGGCGGCTAAAACACTCAACAGCGTAATACCGTGCATACACAAACGCAACGGATTTATAAGGACCTACTCTGATGAACAGCTTGACAAGTTTGTCGGCGGTTGCGGTTGTTACGCAGTATTGTGGGACAAGACCGCAGAAAACGGACTGGGTGACATTGCTATCAGCCGTGTAGATATTCTCAATCTCTTTTGGGAACCGCATATTGAAAACATACAGGACAGTGCGAATGTATTCTTTGCCCGATATTACGATGAAGAAGGAATCAGAAAGGTATATCCCGAGCTTGAAAGCGTTTCGACTGCCTCTCTCGGACTGGTTGAGCATGAAACATATGACAACAGTAATAAGTCCAATGATAAAGTAATCTTGCTTGACTGGTACTACAAAAAAAACGGCGAATTGCACCTCTGTAAATTCGTCGGTGAACACATTCTCTACTCATCTGAAAATGAGGGTAAGCCTATTTATGACCACGGCAAATATCCGTTTGTACTTGAACCGATGTTCAGACTGCGGGATACTCCCGTGGGCTTTGGATTTATGGATGTTGTGAGAGCACCACAGAATCAGCTTGACGAACTCAAACACGATATGCTTGTGAATATCAAAGTCAACTCACAGCCGAGAGTGTACGCAAATACAGGCGTGGGAGTGAACAATGACGATATGACCGACCTTGACAAAACGGTAATTGAGGTCAACGGACAGTTACAGGGCAACATTGCTCCCGTCGAATCAAAGGAGCTTGCCTCGGGCGCATGGAGCTTGTACGACAGGCTCTCAAATGAAATCAAAGAAACTTCTGCTACGAATGACGCAAGCAACGGAGCGAGTGCGGCAGGTGTTACAAGCGGTTCGGCAATTGCCGCATTACAGGAAGCAGGCGGTAAAGTAAGTAGAGACTCAAACAAGCTGGCACAGGAAGCAATGACGGAGCTTGCTCAGCTGGAGATTGAACTGATGAGGCAGTTTTATAACTTGCCGAGAATTTTCAGAATCACGGGCGAAAACAATCAGACAACCTATGAGGAATTTGACAATACAGACCTCAGAAAACAGCCGTTGACCTATACAGACACAGACGGTCAGACGGTAAACTATACAGATGAGGACGGCAACATACTGGAGCGTTTACCGATTTTCGACATTGATGTAAAGGCGCAAAAGGCAAGTCCGTTTGCAACTGCCGCACAAAATGAAATGATGATGAATCTATTTCAGATGGGAGCGTTCAATCCGCAGGCGGCTGATGCCACACTTGTAATGCTTGACGGTATGACATTTGAGGGCAAAGAAAAACTGATTGAGAAAATCAAGCAGAATCAGACCTTGTCACAGGCGGTGCAGGAGCTTTCAAACAAGGTACAGATGTTGGAAGCAATGAACGCAAGCAGAACAGCGGCAGATGTGCAGAATACTATGCCGAGCGAAAACGCACAGAACGCACAGCAGACACCGCCACAGCCAGAAAGCGAGGCAACAATGTGATTGAAGTAACATTGATTGACAGCGGAAATCTGATATATTTTGAAAGCAAAGGACACGGCTCACATGATGTGTGTGTTGCCGTGAGTGCTTTATGTTCTACATTTTTGCAATACGTGCGTGAAATGCAGGACGAAAACAATGTGACGATAGTCAACGAAAAGTATGAGCAAGGTCACACAGAATCAGAGTTTTATATTGTCAGCTCAGATGCCGAAGTCCGACACGGCATTAAAGCACTATGGACGGGATTTGAACTTTATGCCGAGAATTATCCGGATGAAATAAAGCTTAAATATGATGACGGCAAACCGAAATAAAGTTTAAAATCAACAAGAGTTTTAACTTTTTTTAAAAAATTAAGGTTGATATAATTAAAATATAAGGTCGCAGTAGTGGGACTGCATAAAGACCTGACACCTCGGAAAGACGAGAGAGACACCGCGGATAGACGCGAGACGGAGGTTCTTATGAACGACAAATTTATAGATCTTATCGTAAATCTGCATGACGGCGACTCAGCAGGCGCAGCTGACGGCGGAGACGGAAACGATGAGAGCGGTGTTGCCACAAGCACCGATAACAACAACATAAGCCGTGAAACGAGAGAGAGAGCTGAGAGAATCGGCATAGGTGACGACCTTATCGACGATTACAATAAGGCTTTCGGCAACGGCAATCAGAATCAGAATAATAACGCAGAAGGCGAAAACAACAGCACAGACACAGACGACGAAGAAAACTTAGAAGAAGAGTTTGAAAAGCTGATTAAAGGTAAATTCAAAAATGTGTATCAGAACAGAGCGCAGTCTTTGTTTAAGGACAGAATGTCAACCAAAAACAAGCAGATTTCAGATATGCAAAAAAAAGAAAATACCGGCAATCAGATTTTTGCCCTTATCGCAAACAAGTACAATGTACAGCCCGATGACCTTGACGGTCTCCTCAAAGCCGTAACAGAGGATAAGGATTTGTTTGCGGAAAAGGCTCTTGCAGCCGGAGTGACAACAGAAGAGGCACGCAACGACTTTTTCAATCAGCAGAAAACAAATGCACAGGAAGAAGAACTTGAAACCCTCCGAAGAGAAAAAGCCGCAAGAGAGCTTGACACGCATTTAAGGTCAATTGCAGCGGAAACGATGAAAGAATTTCCAAACTTCAACCTTGAAGAGGAATTTCAGAATCCGTCATTCAGAACCGCTCTTGACTTTATTGCTCAGCAGAAAAATGAACAGAACGAAAAGACAGGTCGTAATGATGAAATTTATGATTTGACTACTGCCTATAAAATGGCACATTTCAATGAACTTCAGAAAGACCTTGTAAAGCGTTCAAGCTCTGCCGCAATCAGTGCGGCGGCACAGTCAATTCAGAGTGGTGCAAGACGACCAACCGAAAATGCGGTCAAGAAAAGCGGTACAACCACGCAGAGAAAGAGCGTGGAAGATATGTCTGACGCTGAATTTGATGCCTTTTACGAGAAAGTAAGACGAGGCGAGGCACACCTCTAATGCCTTGCCGAAAGGAAGGTACGACAATGAAAAGCAAGATTATTAAGCTTATTATCAACATTCACGATAATACGGTTGACGCGGGCGGTGTAAACAAGTCAAACGGCTATGTTTACAATGCTTACGGCAACACGACATCAACATCGGGCAATGACTGGACACCCGAAAAAGCTACATTCTATCACAAAGTATTCCTCAAAAACCTGAAAGCGAAATGCGTTCACGGTCAGTTCGGCGAGCATGATGTAATCCCGAAACAGTCGGGTAACATCTACAACAAGAGAGGTCTTTCACCGTATCCGACAGTAACAACACCGTTGCAGGAAGGTGTTACTCCCGTTGGTAATCAGATGAGCTTCTATTATGTTGAGATTGCCGTGAATCAGTACGGCGCATATACACCTATCACAGACTGGGCAAGTTTCTGTAGCCGTGATGATGTTATGACCAAGGACAGTGAGGAGCTTGCTTCACAGGCAGGACGCTCAATTGAAGAGATTGACCGTGAGGCTCTTAATGCTGGTACAAGCGTAATCTATGCACCGGCTGTAGGCTCTGACGGTACGGTTACAGAGGTTGCAAGCCGTGCGGCAATTACAACAAACAGCAAGTTCAGAGTTGATACTGTTTTCAGAGCAACAAATTACCTTGATTGTCAGAACGCAGAACCTATCGGCGAAAACTATGTCGCTGTTGTTCACCCGAATATCAAGTATGACATTATCAGCGACAAGGATTTTATCAGCGTTGTAAAGTATGCTCACGCTGACAGAATCTTCAAAGGTGAAATCGGTACAATCGGTAATGTTAAGTTTGTACAGTCAAACTTTGCGAAAGTGTTCAAGGGCGCAGGCGCAAACAAAATTGATGTTTACTCAACTCTTGTGTTCGGTAAGGACGCATATGTTACCGTTGAGATTGAGGGCGAAGGCACTCAGACAATCGTAAAGGGCTTTGGCTCAGGCGGTACAGCTGATCCTCTTAACCAGAGAGCAACTCAGGGTTGGAAAACAACTCACGGCGTCGGCATTATCGGTCAGACCAGAATGGTTCGTATCGAATCAGCCTCATCTCTCAACACAGTAGCACAGACAGCTTCTCCGGCTGTAGCATAATCGGGAGGTATATAACCTATGGCAACAACAAAGAAAGCCGCAGAGACGGCAGAAAATACAGAAGTATCGGCAGCGGAAACTACTGCCGATACTGCAACAACTGTAACAATCGAAAAATCTCAGCTTGATAAGCTCCTTGGAATGTATGACGAGCTTCAGGAAATCAAGAAGAGTATGCCGATCGACCGCAAGGCGGAAAAAATCAAGCAGGACAAGGAACTTGCAAAGCTGATTGAAAAGGCAAACAGAGAAAGTGAAGAACTTGTTGAGTACATCGCTCCGACAGGTTCGATGAAGTCAAACAAGAATATTGAGGTCAATATCAACGGTGTGCAGTACACTGTTCCAAGAGGTGTCAAGACGAACATTCCACGCAAGGTTGCGGAGATTATTGACAACTCAATTAAGCAGGCTGAATTTGCACAGGGCGTGCAGGACAAGGCTGCCGAGATTGCCCAGCAGGCAATTGCCGAGGGCAGAATTTAATTCAATATCAAGGAATAAATTGTATACTCCTTACAAAAAATTCGCAGAAGGGCGGGGGCGGTAGCTTCCGCCTTTTTGCGTACACAAATATTAGAGAGGTGATTATATGACACTTGACAAGGTAATTGAAAGAGTGAGAAGTCTTAAAAGCGGATATGATGTGTCCGATGAGGACATTATAAGATATATAAATGAAGCAGAAATGGAAATTATCAGCAATGTAATAAGTAATCGCGAAGGCGATAACGAGATTGTAGGCACATACGGTAACTATCAGCTTGATACAGACAGAGGGTTTGAACTGCTTGTGCCAGCTCCGTATGACCGTATATACGAGGTTTATTGTGCGGCGCAAATAGACAGGGACTACGAAGAGGCTGAAAGATATTCCGTTGATATGAGCGTATATAATCAGCTGAGGCAGGATTTTGGAGCGTTTTGGTTCAGAACACACCCGCAAAAGAAAAGATATAACTTTCACATTGGTTAAGAGGTGACAATATGCTACCCGAATTAAACATACCGAGGAGAGATACAACGAGCATCAGCGTGTTCAGAGGACTAAACAGAAGTCCGAACACAGGATTTTCAAGGGTTTCAAGCTCATCAAGCAGTATTTACACAGAGTTCAAGGATTTTAAAAATATGACTTCTGATAAATACCCGCAGCTTGCACCGAGAGCAAACCGCTCCCGAATTACTTCGGATGAAAAAATCAAAATCATTTCAAATCTGTTGTCGGCTAACTCAGGTTTGATTTATATAGACTCAGACAAAAATCTGCATATCGGGGCAGAGGTTACAAAGATTGATGAGATTAATGCGGCCAAACAGCACCATATTGTTTTATACGGCAATAAGGTTGTAGTATTCCCCGAGAAATTCTCGGTCAATATTAGCAACAAAAAGGTGACTATGATTGATTGCCAAAACAAAGATTTGAGCACACAAATCGGAACAAAGAGCAATCTGCAACTTGATGCCTTGACATATGATTATGCATATTTGCTTTGTTCAATTACACGGTCACATTATGACGCAAGTGCGAACAAGAATTATCGACCGAGCGTAACTTTATATACCAGCAACGATTTAACTGACACCAAATATCAGTTGACAAGTAATAAAGACATGGTTGATATATTCAGCTTAAATGATATTAGGATAGGCATGGTAATTGAAAGTTATAACAACTTTTATTCTGTTATCGGAATTGAAAAGAAGGACAGCACATATAAAAAGAATAGGCTTTTGAAATTCAAAAAGTTGTCTCAGAAGTTTAGCTATACGACCATAAGAGCCAAAAACATTGGATTGCATATTGAAGTTGGAGATTTTGTAAAAATCAGCGGATTAACTAACTCTCTTGTCAGCACAGATGCCGAAAGCTACGCCGATAAGAGCTATATAGAAAACCTTAACGGGAAAACTTTCAAGGTTTATTACGTTTCAAAAAATGAGCTTGTAATCAAGTGTGAATTGGAATCAAGCGTGCCGTACACAGGTACAGTCACAGTTGAAAGAATCTCTCCCGATTTTGATGAGGGAAAAATCGTGGAAATGCAAAATCGCTTGTGGTGCTGCTCTTCGGAAAATAACGAAATATATTGTTGTAAACAAGGTGATGAACGCAACTGGCAGGCATACAGTGACGGAATCAGTACAGACAGCTGGGCTATGACCTGCGGAAAAGAAGGAAAGTTTACAGGCATTGCGACACGGGGCGACAGCATTATATTTTTCAAGGAGAATTACGCACTGAAAATTTACGGAACAAAACCGAGTAACTTTACCCTTGCAGAATACAATGTTCCCGGTGTCGAAATCGGAAGCGAAAAGAGCCTTGTCAACATTAACTCAACTTTGTTTTATCTTGGCCATAACGGTGTATATGCTTATCAGAGCGGTAGCCTGCCAGCGCTCATCAGCGAAGAATCTTTGTGGGGGCATACTTATAAGAACGCAGTCGGCGGCAGACACGGAAATAAATACTACATATCTGCAGAAAGAGATGACGGAGAACAGGAACTGCTTGTGTACGATACTGACAAAGGCTTGTGGCACAAGGAAGATAACGCAAAGATGATTGACTGCGCCACATACAACGGTGTTCTGTATTGGCTTGATGATACCAAAGAAAACATTATGTGTCCGGATAAAGCGGACAATCTTCTTGTTGACAATACGAAATATGAGTATCAACAGGAAGATTGCTTTGAATGGTCCGCCGAAACAGGCGACCTTTATGACAGCGAATTTAATGTTAAGAATATCGGAAAAATCCGAATCGGCATTAAAGCCGAAAATGGAGCAAAGGTCAGCTTGTTTGTGCAATACAAGGACAACGGCGAATGGCGGAAAGTCAGCGAAATGCTTTACAGTGAGAAAAAGCCGAGAGTATTCGCCGTAGCTTTACGCAGAGCGGAATATTTAAGACTTAAACTTGTAGGAACAGGACAGGTCGAAATATACGGAATTGACATTGAGCACAGCAGAGGAAGTGATAAGCGTGGCTACATTTAAACTTGATCCACCGCCCTCAACAAATGACATAGGTGAGATGCGAAATTATCTGAACGATATGTACGAACAGCTGGCTTTCGTGCTTAGCAACATTGACAGCGACAACATAACAGATGATTTTCTATCCGCAATCGGACAAAAAGGAAGTGAAAAATAATGGCTTATACATACAAGGTTTATGGAACGGGCGATGTTGACAATGCGGTTAATAACTATAACCGTGTTGCCTCATCAGCTCCGACATATGCTGATAGCTACGACACAAGACAGGCTCGTCAGCAGGCTGACAACTACGCTAATTCCTACACAGATAAAATCAATAAGGTATATACGAGTAAGTACAAGGGTACAATTGACGAGCTTGCCAATCAGTACCAAAAAAATAAATTTGACTGGACACCCGAAAATTCTTCTGAATATCAGCAGGCAAAAGAAAAATATACCCGTGAGGGCAAAGTTGCACAGGAGAATGTGCAGGGAAGTTATGCCGGCAATACAGGCGGTTACAGCAACACCTATTCACAGGCGGCAGGACAAAAGGCATTCGGCGAGTATATGGACGAGCTTGCAAATAAGGTTCCAACTTTGAAGAATGAGGCATATAAAAGCTATCAGCAACAGCAGGAAGATACGCTGAACAGAATCGGCGTATTGCAGAACCTTGATAACACGCAGTATCAGAAATACAGAGACAGCGTAACGGATGATTACGACTTTATGACCTATTACGAAAACAAGTACGGCACAAGCAAAGGCCTTGATATGAGTAACTTTCAGAATGAACTGGCTCACTGGCAAACACAAATGTCAGCGGCACAGAGTAATCTTTCAGATATCAGAAGTCTTGCCGAGGCACAGTATGAACACAATACATTGAGTGCCGACACAAGGTCAAGTATTGACAGTCAGCGCAGACAGTCGGATGCCTATTATAACTACCTTAACAGTCAGTTGAAAATAAAGTGAGGTGAGAACATTGAGCGTAAATAGTGAGGAAAAAATTTACAACGAGCTTATGAACGAAGTGCCGAGTCAGACGGTAAGCGGTGACACTAAGCAGAGTGCCGCCGCTCTTGCGGGTGCAGAATCAACAGCGAGAGGACAGGCTGACGATTATAAAAGCACTTACAGCGGTAAGTTAGATGACGCCATAAGCAACTATCTGACAGGCAGAGGATTTGAATACGATCCGATGCAGGATAAAGCATATCAGCAATACAGAAAGGAATTTGCACAGAATGCCGCTATGGCACGAGATACAAGCCGTAATACCGCTAATCAGCTTGCAGGCGGTTACAATCCTACCTATGCCGATACAGTCGCAGACGAGGTTTACAATGGCCGTATGGGAAATATAAGCGACGCAGAAAGTACATTTAGAGGACTTGCACAACAGGACTATCAGTCGAAGCAGGAGAAAAATGCAAATGTACTTAACCTCTATAACACGCTTGAGGGTACAGATTACAGCCGTAATCGTGACAAAACAGGCGATTATAAAAACTATCTTAATCTTCTTGCAAGCAGGTACTCAACCGACAGACAGGCAGACACAAACCTTGACAGCGCTAACAATGATGTTTATTCAGCAAAACTTAATGGAGCAGTAAATAATCTCTCATCAGCAAGAGCAGCAGACAGTCAACGCTATTTGTATGACAAGGTAAGTGCCAATCAGCTTGCACAGAACGCACAGGCTGAAAGAGAAAACGCTCAGAAGATTGAGTATGAAAGAAATAAGGCGGCTTATACAGCCTACACTAAGGCTCAGAAAGCGGCAGAAAAAGCAAAAGCAAAGGCTGAGAAAAACAAAGGCAAAACTGAAAATGCAAATGCTGTATTTGCCTCAATGGGCGTTACAAAAGATGACTTTAAAAAGGGCACGGGCAACAAAGAGGACGGAGCGTTATACAAAGAAGGCGGTGCAGTCAATTACACCGTGTACGCTCAAACATACATAGATGAAAAGTATCGTGAGGGCTATATCAACGATGACGAAAGGGATTATCTATACAAGAAAATCGGCATAACAAGCGACGGAAGTAAGTATAACAGCGAACTTGCCGACAGTTACGCAACAACAATGGGACTTGACAGACAGAAAAATAAGAAGTTTATCCGAGGCAGTATTATTCAGGGACACAATATGGGACAGCTAAGTGCGGCAGATGTTGCATATCTCTCAGCAAAATACGGACTGTCACTTGACGATTGACGATTAAGGAGTAAAAAACTATGGGTGAATTAAAAGATATAATCACAGGCAGGCAAAGCAGTAAGAAGTACCGCAAGGATAATTTCAGTAATTCAGGAGCAAGAAGCGGAGATTTTATTGGAAGAAATCTTGAACCTCAGCATAATTCTGAAATGACTATCAGGCAAATTGTCAGCGGTGAAACAGAAAATACTACCGGCAACAATGACACAGGAAAAACAAGTTCGAGAATGACTGTTAATGAAATGTTTAATATCATTAATCATAAGACAAACAGCAACAATACTGGCTCGGATATAAAATCCTTTTTTAGTGGAAATGTGAATAAAGCAAACAGCTCTGCAGAGGATTTTAGGGAAGCAATTAAAAACCCGAACAAGTCTTTGAACGATAGAGTCAAAGGACTTACACACATGTATAATGCGGCGGTTGCGACAGGTGACACAAAAACAGCCGAGAAAATGCAGAAAGAATATGACGAGCTTGCCGACAGGGTTAATAAGCAGACGGAGATAAACCGACAGAACGCTAAGGAATATGCTCGCAGTCAATCTTTAAAAGGTATGACCGAAGAAAGAAAAGCATTAATTGATGAACGCAACAAGTATGCACTTGATAACGGACTTGTAACCTCTACAGGTATTGATACAAGAAAAAAGGATAGGTATAAAGTTTATTCAGAGTACAATTCAAAAATTGATGATCTTGACAAACAGATTGCAGAAAAGCAGAGAAACGGCGAGTATGATTTAAGTGATTCGCAGAAAGCTGTTCTTGCCGATATTGGCAACAAAGCAAACAAACTTACGGAAAGTTTTGAAAACAAATATAAAAACTCAACGCTTGAGTAGAGGCTTAATGCGAGATTGCACGCAACAACAACAAGTGAGCTTAACTGGCTTAATAAGCATATGTATGACAATGCCACAAGCGAAGAACTTGAAAAATACAACCGGGAACTGAGCAAAGAATACGAAAATCTGTATGACAGAGGAACAACAGGTACAGATGAAAACAAAGAAGCAAGACGCAGGAATATTGAAGATGAACAGGATAAAATTGATACATACATCAATAGAGCTAAACTTTCCGAACAGAAAAAAAGAGAGTATGACGATATAGTTGATAAGAATGTTATACTCAAAACTGTAATGCAGAAGTACTATGCTTTACAACACTATGATGATACCAAGCATATGCTTGCAAGTACAGGACACGATACTGACAGCATAAAAAATCAGGTGACCCTTGATGATTATAATTACATTAACAAGTTGTCCGACAAAGAGCGTACACAGATTGAAAAGAATTTTAAGAATCTGAAAAAGGAAGGTTATGACACCGAATCATTATATAAATGGTATGAAAGAGAAAGAGATGCAGAAAAAGCAGCGGAAACTACAAGAATAAGTACAGAGTATGCTGATGAACATCCTATACTCGGTTCAATTGCAAGCGTAGGAGCAAGGCTCGGTGGTGCTGTTCCCGATGCCGCAAAATATATTTCAACCGACCTTGATAAAAAATATAACGGCGGTGACGGCTACATTAACCCCGAAGCAACCAATACCGCTATATCTGACGCTATGCGTGCAAAGGTATCTGAAAACATTAACAATGATTTCGGTTCATTCCTTTACAACACAGGAATGAGTATGGCTGACTTTGCCTCTTTGTTACCACTCAATGCCGTTCCGGGCGGACAGGCTTTGTCACTCGGCATTATGGGCACAAGTGCCGGTGTCGGTGCGGCGAATGAAGTTATCAACAACGGCGGTACAATTGAAAATGCAGTGACAACTGGAGTAGCCAACGGCATTGCCGAAGCTTTGTTTGAGAAAATATCGCTTGAACAGCTCTCAGCGTTTAAAGCAAGCGGTAAAAGCACATTTCGTGCGGCTGTCGGCAATGTGCTTAAAGGTGCATTTACTGAAGGCTCGGAAGAGGCTTTTACCGACCTTGCAAACAGATTGACGGATGATGCAATAAACAAGGATTTATCTTCATACAACCTTTCAAAGAAAAATTATATGGAACAGGGAATGAGTGAGGCTGAGGCGGAGAATGCCGCAAGCTGGGACTTTTGGAAGAATGTCGGACTTGATTTTGCCGGCGGTGCAATATCGGGTGGTGTGCTTAACCTTGCTACCGCAGGTGTCAATCTTGCAGGTGCAAAAATTGATATGGCCCAAAATAAAGAGAGCAACGCACAAATCGGTAAAGCTGTTATGGCCGATGAAAACTTTGACCTTGATTTACTCATTAGGCAAGGACTTGCAACCGACAAAAACGATAGAGCATACAACTATGCTGCAAAAATGCAGAAACTCGTTGAAACCGATAACGAGGGAAAAATCAGTGCCGGAGATGTCGGCAACCTTATGTATCTTATCAACAGAGAGGTTGGCAAAAATCCCGAACTTGTAAACAAAATTGCTCAGGTAACAAAGCAGAACACACGAGAGCAGAGTAATCAGACTGTTAATGCTCAGAACGAACAGAGCCCTACACAGCAGAACACGGCTCAGAACGGACAGCAGAACGCAGAACAGGCACAGGCAAGCACTGTAATCAATGCAACAAAAAAAGCCGATACAGAGGATATCGGCAAAATGTACGGCGTATATGCTTTTGGCAAGAAGCATCCAAACGGCATTATCGCAACAGATACTTCAACGGGTAAGGTTGTCAAGGTTGCACTAAAGAGCCTTGAAAGCTCGGCTAAAATCAATCGCAGTGATGAAGAAAATACACTTGTGTTCAACACAAATGACGGTAAACAGGTTAATGCGGACAGCATAACATTCTCTGACAGTCAGTTTGATACGATTGTTCACAGTGCAAACGAATTTGATACATACGGTGCAAGGAACTATATTTCAAACTTTGAAGAATGGAGAGAAAGTCCGCAGGCTCAGAGAATGACTGATGACGAAATGCTCTATAAATATAATAGAGCATATTCAGCCGCATACAGTTTTGGTCGAGAGGGTGTTAAACTTGATTCACTCAGAGAAACTTCTGAATATAAAATCCTTACAAATATTCTCGGTGAACAGATTGTAAGTCAGGCATTGAGCACCGGCAGAAGAGATGTTGACATTAACACTCAACATCATGCCAACAGACTGACCGAGTTAATCAACCGCAACGGCAGAGCAGACACAAGCGGTGTGGGCGTGTATGCAGACAGCGGAACGGAAGTTTCACACATTCCGCAGGAGCTTATTAATACACTCGGCAACCTTGCGACAAAGACGGGCAGAAACATTATTATCTCGGACCGCCTTGCTGACGGAGTGAACGGTGTTGCAAAAGACGGTAATATTATCCTTAGCTCAGAAATTTCAAGTCAAAAAATTCTTGCCACAGCTTTACACGAAGCCGGACATATGATTAAGAAAACTAACCCGACCGAATGGCAAACATTGAGTGACTTTGTGTCAGACTACCTTGTACGCAAGGGTGTTGACCTTAACAAGATGATTGACCGCACAATTGAGAGATACGGCAACCGTTTGCAGGCCGATGAACACGAAAACACAAGAGATGCCGCACTGGAAGAAATTGTATGCGACACACTTATGAGCATTGCCTCAGATGAAAAGGCTCTCAATATTGCCCTCAGCACAAAGCAGAATAAGGCTAAAATTGCAGCGGCAATTAAGTCTTTGATTGCAAAAGTAAAGGATTGGCTCATTGGGAAAAGCACAAACTACGGAGCAAAAGCATTTTCCAAAGACCTTGAAGCTCTTGAAAACCTCGCCCAAAGATTTTCAGAGGCGGCAGACACCGCAAGAGAAAACATCACCGAACAGGCAGAGGTTCAGAACGGGGAGAAGATTGATGTTGAGAAATATTCAATGGGAAGTACCGACAACATAGTACAAGCGGAATTTGAAAAGAAAGTTGATGAAATTGAAAAAAACACATACAATAGTGACGATGCGGTAATTATGGGTATTACACCTAATATTTTACAAAAAATCGGATTAGCACCATTACCTCTTGCTATGACTAAAAATCATATTTATTCTGTCGCAGTATCAGATACAAGAGCAAAAAGTGAGGGGAGATATCATAAAAATACCAATTATCACAATTTAGGGTTTGATACTGTAAAAGATATTTACAATAAAATTTCTGATCCGCTTATGGTAATAGCTCACCCTGATTTTGCGGTAAAGAAAAATAAGAGCAAAGACAGCACCCATAAAGTAGTTGTTTTAGTTGATTTATCAGTTGACGGAAAACAGGTAATTGCACCGATAACTGTTGATTATCAAGGAATGTATAACAACACGCTTATAGATGTAAACCTTGTTGCAACATATTTTGATAAGAGTAATATCAACGATTATATAAAAGAAGCCATTGCTTTGGAAACAATGGGCAAAACAGGATTCTTTTATTTAGACAAAAAAAGAACCCAGAATATTTTTAAGAAGTCAGGGTACCAATTACCCAGCCAACTTAAAAATTCGGGTTCCAATATTATTATACGTCCTATTGATGATATTGTCAATAAAAAAATCAATAATATTACTCAAAGCAAACAATTTATCAGATGGTTCGGTGATTGGCAGAATAGCCCTGCAAAAGCAAGTAAAGTGGTAGACAACAACGGTGAACCGCTTGTTTTGTACCACCAAACAGAAAAAGAGTTTACAACCTTTGATACAAAACAAAAAGGCTCGGGAGAATTTGACAGTGAAATGCCGACGGGTATATTTATGAAACCGACAAATAACGATATCGGAGTTGGCGGAAATATTCAAATGCCGTTGTATGCCTCTATTAAAAATCCCCTCATTGTCAACAACAGAAGCGAACTTGTTAAATTTTACGATAAGAATGTACAGGGATATACGAAAGCTAAAAGTGCGATAGATAGCGTTAATGAGAAATACAAGGCTAAATTCAACGAGGAGATGAAAAGAGAAAACGAGGAGTATCAAAAGCTGTGGAATGCGAAAAAGAACGGTGAAATATCAGAAGAAGAGTACCAAAAATCCATATCAAGAGATGCACTTGATGAAATTATGGAAGAATGGGAAAATAAGGTTAATGAAGCAAGCCGTAACGCTAAAGCCTTGGTAGATGATTATTTCAAAAACAGCAATTATGACGGTGTTATCGTTAATAATGATGTCGGCAGTTTTGGAAGAAGCACAAAAACATTCATAGCATTTGAAAATACTCAGGTTAAATCTGCAACAGACAATATCGGAACATTTGACGGTAACAACCCTGATATTCGTTACAGCCTTGATGAAGATTATGATTTTAAAGATGAAAAAGCCGGTGCAATACACGATACGCTGAATTTTTCAATTGACGATGAATACGATGACTTATTTGATTTTAGCGGCAATGACGAACAGCACATTGATTTTGACAAGGCAGTTGACAAGAACAACCCTGAATTGACGATTGAGCAGATATACCATCATTCTGCCCGCAATGTTAAAGAGGGTTTACTTGCCGGCAAGGGCATTAAGCCTGAGCAGAAGAAAATCTATAACATGGTTAAGTCTGTAATGAGAAGCTACCACATCAATCCTAATGCTGAAACGGACTCGCTTATTACCGAGTATGTGGATGCCTTGAATACATTCATTGACGCTGTACAAAACGATAAGTCAAACTTTACTGATGCCTTTGAGAATTTTGTCTTGAAGTGTCATGATACCCTTAGATACTCGACACAGCTGGATGAACAGCATGAAGCGTGGGCCAAAGAAATTCGTGATGAATTAAAAGGCACAACTCTGCTTATTCCCGAGAACGCAATCGACACAATCAAGGAAAATTACGGCAGCGTTGGAAAATACAAAAAAACCTTGTTTGGCAAGATTAATGTCAAATTAGAGCATAATGCAAAAGGCATTAACGGTAATGCAGTTGGCTCATACATTGAGGACATTGGCTCTCACCTTGAAAATATCGGTGGCAGGTCGCTAATGATAGAGGACGGCTTTGACTGGGACAGCGACAGCGGTTATCGTATGCTTGACCATATTATGAATTATGTGCTTGCTCCGCAGTATGTGGCAACATATGACGGTAAGTTTGAAAGCGAAAGCACTATTGATGCGGCGGCTATTCAAATGGCGTTTGATACTACAGCGGAATACCTCAAACAGCAAGGTAAAGCGGCAGTAATGCAGAATAATATTGATAAGAAAAGACTTAGAGATATTAACAAGGCATTGAGACAGGCGGAAAAAGCAAAAGCTGCGCTGAATCAAAAAACTATTGAAAATTATAAAACTGACATTGCTGAACAGAAAGCCAAATACAACGAACAGCGTGAAAAATACCGTCAGGCATATAACGCTCTGAAAGATACAAAATCAGAGCAGGCCAAAAGGTATCGTGATAAAATCCACGAGCTTGAAGAGCTAAGTAAAAACCAAAAAGCCATTATTAAGACCGATAAAGAAACCCTTAGGGCTCAATACACAGAAAAAAGAGAGCAAACAAAATATATGCAAATGCTCGGCAGGAAGTTTGATAAGCTGGTTAAAAAGTTTGACGCTAAGTCAAAAAATACCGAGAATATCCCCGAATCCCTCAAAAGGCCTATACTTAATGTATTGATAGGTTTTAAAGAATCTGCTGACCCCGGACAATATAAGAATGGTGGTAAAAAAACTATACCGAAATATTTCGGAGCATGGAACAATGTCGCTGAAATCGGCGAACAGGTAAGAAACTTGTATGAAGAGTATAGAGCCTTAGAACCTAAGCCTAAGAAGAATGACGAAGGCAAAGAGGAAAAAGAATCTACACCTAAAGGTATGCAATATTCATACATTGACATTAACTCAATTGCTTACAATGAAAGAACACTCAAAATGCTTGAAATAGTTAAAGATGAATTTGCAGAGTATGCGACCGATGAAAACGGTGAAACAATATACGATGCCGACGGCAAACCAATCAAAATAGGATATAAAAACATTTTCAATTTGGATTCAGCTGATTTAAGGTTGCTCTATGACACAATGACAGCCCTTGAAGCCTCTTTAACACAAGCTACAGAAATCATCGTTAACGGTCAGAGAGAATCCATTGCAGGTGCAGCGGCAAAAGCACTTGATGAAATCTCTAATGTAAATTACAACAAGGATGTAAAAATCAATGTATTAAGTAAAAACACCATTGGCAATAAAATCAATGCCGCATTATCGGATATGAAAGAGTTAAGTAATAGATTCGTTGCAACAAGCCTTGACCCGGTAAGATACGGCAGATTTCTGAGTGGATATAATGATGATAGCATTGTTGCGAAACTTTTCAGGGATCTGCATGACGGAGATGTTAAGCGTGAGAAGATAATGCAGAAAGCCTATACCAAGGTTCAAAGTGTTGCTTATCAGTATTCCGAAAAAGATTTATCCAAAATACAAAAGGATGATGTTAAGGAATTTGATTTCAAAGATACCGAAACAGGCGAAAGGGTTAAGGTCAGTCAGGGCATTATAATGTCAATCTATCTTACAGATCAACAATCATCAGGCAGACGACATTTGCTTGCCGATAGACTTAATCATTATACCGTACTCCCCGATTTGGATAGTGCTAACAGTCGCAGACATAGCAAGCAGGAAAAAGCAAAATCAGAAAATCATCACAAAGTAAGATTTACTCTGGAAGATTTACAACACATCAAGAGATATGTTGAGAGCAATAAAATGCTCAGAGAAATTTCAGGTGCAATCAGTGAAGTCCTTAATAACGAACTTCAACAGGAAATCAACGAAGTGAGCATGTCAAAATATGGAATGCTGATTGCTACCGTCAGGAACTATTTTCCTATTTCCGTGTACGGTGACGGTGCGGCTTATGAAAAGGACTTTTCTGCCGAGTTTAATGACCTTAGAATGAAAAGCAGAGGCTTTGTAAAACGCAGAGAAAGTTCATATGCTCCTATAGTTATTGACGATGTTTTCAGAGTCTTTAACAGGCACACAAGCTCTGTTGCCGAATGGTGCGGATTGACAACTCCAATTGAGAACTTTAAGAAAGTGTATAACTGGATAAATACTAATAGTCTTAACGGAATAACTTTGCATGAAGCTATTATGCATAAATACGGTAAGGTCGCAGAGCATTATATTGATAAGCTTATGGGAGACCTGCAAAAATCGAAGGACACGATTGATAATAATCTTTTAACTCGCATGCAAGGTAACTATATGGGTGCAGTACTTCTGTTAAATCCCGGAGCCATGATAAAACAGTTTGCCGCATTCCCCACGGCTAATGCTTATTTCGGTACAAAAAATGTTGCAATAGCCTCTGCAGGTGGAATGTGGCGGGTTGACCTTGAAAAATATGCCGAATACACTCCATATTTGTGGTACAGAGCAGAGGGTAACGGCACTGTGGTAGGTGAACTCAGCAAGAAAGCCGGTGTTGTAGGCGGACTCAAAGATAAGATTGACATTATGGGCAAGGTTGATAGATATGTTGTTGGTTGCCTGCTTAAAGCGGCAGAGTTACATGTTGAACAAACAACAAAGCTAAAGAAAGGTAGTGATGCGTTTTACAAGGAAGTTGTAAAACAATTCGAGAAATGTGTTGATGAAACTCAGCCTAATAATATGGTAACTTCCAAGCCGCAATTCATTAGAAATAATTACTTGAAAATTCTTTCGATGAATGCTTTCCGCTCCCAAACAATGGCAATCGGCAACACTATCATTGACTCTTATATGGAATACCGTACAAGAAGCAATGACTATAAATTGTCAAAATCTGCTGAAAATAAGAGTGCCAAAAAAGTGGCTATGAAAAAATTTGCTAAAGCTCTTATTGGCGCAACAGAATCAGCTTTACTTATAGGCGGTTTAACCACTTTAGTTAATATGCTCCTGTGGCATAAGTGGGACGATGAAAGAGATGACAAGGGAAATGTGACAGCTGAGAACATTTTCAAAAGCATTCTTGATTACAGTATGGAATCATTTGCCGGAACTTTTACTTTCGGCGATACAGCATATAGTGCAATTGCACATAAGATTGATAATGATAGACCGTTTTACGGTTTGGACTCTATGAGCCTTGATAATGTTAATAATTTCGTTGAAAACATTTCAAATGGCGATTATATCTTAGCAGCTACTTTGTTAGGTGATTGTTTCGGCTTGCCGGCAAGTAATATTAAGAGAATGGCCCTCAGTTTAACCTCATATTTTACCGACCTGACAAAAGGCAGAGGTGAGATTATATCCGATAATAAAGGAAATGTTGACACAACTGTGCTTGTGCCGTTGATGATTAACGCTACGATTGACGGAGATGCCAACAAAGCTCAATATTACGAGCAGTTGTATGTCAACACAATAATGGATAAAAAGGGTAAAACCGAAAAAGAGGCTCGTGATATGCTTGAACAGAAAGTCATAACAGCATTATCCAAGAATAATGATGATATTGAAAAGGCGGCAGTAGCAAGAGCTAACGGTGACCTTAACACTTATGAAAGCCTCATTAACAAGGTCTCTTCCTATGGATTCGGCAAGGATGATGTGATTAAGGCCTCTGACAAGGTTATAAGTAATATTATTGCTAACATGAAAAAAGAGAGCATAACAGACGAAGATGCCGCAAAGTCTGACCTTGTGGATAACCAAGGCTTTACGGAGCAGGGGGCAGAGTATGTGTGGAAAAAGATGTCATCATCTGTCGATGATGAAAAATCAGAAGAAAGTATTTTTGATTCTACCGGTAACGATGACACTCTAATGTATAAGTACACTGACGCTTTTGAATATTTGAAAAACGGCAATACTGTGAACTATGAAAAGGTTGAAAAATACCTTATGGAGCATAAAGGTAAAACCAAGAATCAAATAAAAAAGCTGATGCAGAGTGCAAGCCGAACAGATCCGATGTTTGAGCAGTACATTTCTGCAAGTAAGAGCAATGATGCAGATACAACGCACACATTGTACAGGCAGTTGCTTAACATTTACAGTTCAGAAAGCAAGTTTAAATCAGCTCTCAGAAAATATCAGGATAAAATCAAAAAGCAACAAAGCAAATAAACAAATTGAGGGCAGCGGAAACGCTGTCCTTTTTGTGTAGGTTTTAACTTTTTTGAGCTGTCAGAAAACTATATAATGTAATTAACGATAGGGGGCGGTGTTATGAATACGCTAAAATTTGAAGTATATA